GTCTCCAAGAAATCGTCGTTTCTCGGCTTTACCGCCCGGGGGTTAAAAATACCCCGCCTTTACCCCGATTTGTGTCCTGCCTCTGCAAGCAGTGTCCCGTTGATTGATTTCTCTATCAACTCCCTCTGCTTGTCTCTGCCTACTGCTCCGCTTTCACACTGCTCATGATGATACCCACAAAGGGTTATGAGGTTGCCCTCATCAAGCCTCTTTGAATAATCTTCTTTCAGTGGTACGATGTGGTGCACAGACAAGTCACGGGTCTCGTATCTCGTTTCAGTCCCGTCAATCCCTGCCAAGCAACACAGACACAGTCGTCTGTCTCGATGCAAGATATGTTCACGCATCTTTTTCCAGTCGCCAGTGTGACGAAACTTGTCCTCCCTGCTCCCCCTATCTTTTCTTGCGCGGTCTTTTATCTGCTCTTGTCTTTCGAGAGCCTTGCCCTTTTGAGGACACACAACCGACGCATCGTGAATGCGTCCACAATATACACAAGTTTTCAACATAGGCGGCACCAATCAAAAGAGGACACCCCGACGGATGCCCTCTCGTTAAAGGAGACTCTTCATGATCTCTTAACCCACGATAGCATTATAACACAACTTTATATGCTATTGTATGCTAACATATCATATCTTTCCTCGAAATCTTGCAGTGCCTCGCTATGAATGTGAACAATCCGGTCGTAACTGTAATTCATTTCGACTGCGATCTGCTCGAATCTCTTGAACTCCACATACCGCTTGAACAATAATTGCATATAGTTTCTGTTCGGCATAAGCGTGATTTGTGTCGTGATGTGCGCTCTCTTCTTTGCCCGCTCGATCATCGTGTCGCCGATCTCCTCCGACAACTGCTCCAGGCGGATGATCTTGTTGAGCATTGCGTCACCGGATGCGGATGTCATGACTTTGTCCTTGTCGTACTGAATGCCCTTGATGCCCTCGATGTCGTCCTGCAATATCTCCATGCTCCGCTCTAACTCCTCAATGACACCCGTCAAGCGTCTGATCTCTCCGAGATATTCTTTCGCCGTCATTGTTCCCTCCTCATGCTTTGTAAAACAACTCGTGTCCGTCGTATGCCGTCCCTGGTACCTTGACCCATTCAACCGCTATTGCGTCAGCGCACATCGTCTCCGCCTCTTTCACGATTGCCTCAACGATATCCGCATCACGATATGTCTCGGATAAGGTCTTGATTGCCGCCGCCTGCGTCTCCGGTCTGACGATGTTCTCTGCCTCTCTCTTTGTGAGCATCCATTTGCCGCAAACCTCTTTCATACAAACCTCCTCCCACACCACCGGCAGAACTTATCGATTGCATCGACCTCGCCTCCGCAGTCCTTGCAGAATCTCCGCTCGTCCTTTTCCGTCATCGGCAAGGGTTGATTCTTTTCAAGCACCGGCAGAATCTCGTCAGACTCCGCCTTATCGATCTGATATCTGCCGACCGACCAAGTCCAATTCTTTAAATTGATAAATGTCCTCATGTGCCCCTCCTTTACCATATCCCGAGCCGTCTTTCCCGTTCCTCGTCAACGCATCTGTCAACATAAGCCTCGTATGCTCTGTCGTTCGCCTCGTCAAGATATTCGTATGTTGACATCTTGTCCCAGTCCCCGATTTCCTCTCCGTCCTCACCCTCACTCATCTCTGAATAACAATCAAAACAGTGAGCGAAATCGAAACTATCATCGTTGTCGATATAGACATCATCCGTGATCTCTTTCCCGCATCGGCAACACTTGATGATCTGATTGTAATCTGTGGGTTTCTTTGACATCATAGTTTTATCCTCCTATCTCGTGACTGCATAAGTATCATCCCACCAAGCGACCATTTTGAGCACATCATAAGTGAGATAAGCATATCCCTCGTTGCCCCACTGGTCGCTCCATGAGTTCCTAAACTCGACAAGCCTCGTCTCGTCATCGTACCCCACGAATACGATTGCGTGTCCGTCGCAGGTGTCAACCTCTTTTTTCGTCGGGGTGTTCATGATAAAGTTTTCATCGTAACTCTTGAAACACCACGCGATAGCCGCCGCCACCGGATAGCCGGACGCGATTGCCTGCTTGACTTGTTTCAGCGACTTGACCTCATACCAAGACTTGATCTCTTTGCCTTTCAGTCCGTCAGCATAAGCCGCATCCGAGGGTTTCTTGTTCCAGGGCATATCGTTCGCCCATACGATCGCAGAACACGCGCCGAACTTTTTGACCTTTTTGAGAGCGAGTTCAACATTACTGCCGTCGTCCTCCATCGGTTTCTCGTGGCATTTCTGCTGATAGTATGTGAATGTCGTACTCGGCACCCATATCCCGTCCCCGTGATAGATCATGTCGTCACAACCGAGAACTGCATTGCTCGTGCAGTTTCCGTAGTGCTGATAATACACCGGCGGAAACTTGTCTTTCAGTGAGCACGCAGGTGGAACATAAATCTTGCAGGCTTTACGCTTTGCCGGTCGCAGATTTGTGAGCCTGCTTGATACTGTCCGTCTTTGTTTCCGCTTGCACCCTTTGTTGTTCTCCATTTTCGATCTCCTCCGTCATCTTGTATGCGATCTCTCGCGTAAAGTGTTGCGTTCCTACTCCGAGCGAGTCATCCGTCGTGAACATTTCAGCAAGCAACCTCTGAATCGCATCGGCTCCGACCTTGTACTTTTTCACAGTGTCGACCATGTGAACGATACCACCCGTCTCAATGCTCTTGATATAATCTGCATTCAGAATGACTGTTTTCTGCCCGTCTCCGAGCGTCTTTGCCGTAATAAACATTTCAACCTCCCTCTTCTGCGAGTATGTCTTTGTACTGCTCCGGATCAACTGACGAGGTCTTGATGTCCTCGTCTTTCATCTCCTGCGCGATCTCGTCCAGTTCGTCCTCTGTCATCCGACCGCCTCCTCGATAACATCCGCCAACTCTACGACGGGGTGTGCCATGACCTCTTGCAGACTGCCGATGTGAATCACTTGATCCTCGCCATCCTCGGTATCAACCACATCGAGCCACGCATACTCCGAAAAGACATTCGACTCAATCCGGATCGTTCCGCCCTTGATTGCTCCTCGATGCGTTCTGACTTGCCAGGGTGTCAGTGTCGGATCATAAGCCAGGATAAACCGCCGCCTCTGAATTGCCTTGCGTCTCTGCTCGCGCTTTTTCTTTTTCTGCCTTTTCTCGTAGCGTTTCGCTTTTTTGTCGTACTCGTCAAAATCATTCCGCTCGATAATGCCCGTGATATAGCCGATGTAATAACCGGACGAGCCTCCGTAGTAGCCATGACTTTGAATTGCATACAACTGCCCGATCCAGGTCTTTTGATCATCAACATTGTCATATCTCTTCATGAGGTCGAGGAACTGGTCTGTTGAGTCCTCGATGTCGTAGATCCGAGAGGACATATTGCCATAATACCGCCCGTTGTTATAACCGCCTCCCGATTCCCCGATAAAAATGCCAAGACCGACGCTCGGCAGGATATGTGTCTCGGGATATCTCTCAATCAGTCTGTCAGCCGCGATCTCGACATTTCTGCTCTTTGCATCTGCCGTTAGTGAAAAATACCCCGCCGAGAGGATCATCCCCAGGATGATTCCGGTCAAAAGACAGATGATTTTCTTTTCCTTGCTCATGCTCGCCTCCTTATGCTCTGACGCTCCAGTTCGAGATAGTCTGCGTCAGAATATCCTCGTTGATTGAAATTGTTGAATCTGTTCGAGGGTTTCCCTCTGACCTTTTCTTTTTCCGCGTCCTGCCGGTACCACTTGCGGATAGTCGCAGGATAAGAATTGTATGTCTTGCCACTGGATGCCATGTGGTCGGAGAGTTTGTCGAGTACCTCATAAAACGCGGACCCGATCTCTTTTTCGAGTTCTGCAAACTCCTCCGCAGTGAGAGGGATGTTTTTATTGCGACCGAACGATTTGACCTCTGCGGGCGCGGGTGCGTTTTCTTTTATCTCACTCTCACTATCATGATCATTATCATGTTCATGTTCATGTACATTATCAGTTAGATTTGTTACCGCGTCGCTAACATTGTTATCATTTGTTAGATTTGTTATAACATTGTTAGATTTGTTATAACGTGATGCCATGCCTTTCTTGCCCGCCTCGCTACGTTTTTTCGCGGTTTCCTCGTACTTCTCGTTGTTTCGGTCAAGGCTCCTTTTAATCGGCAGGAACACCAACCGGATCATCTTGTCGAGGTCGTCCGGTATCTCTCCGGTGATCTCATAGTCGAGGATTGTCTGAAAGAGTATGCCTTTCTGCTCGTCGTCCAGTTCCTTGACCACATCGTTGATCTCGGTGTATAAAATGAATGAATCTTTTGCCATACGCAAAACCTCTCAATCGTTTCTGATAAACTCAATCTCCTCGATCTCCACAGACACGCTCGGCTCCTCTGAATACCATTTTTGAATGATGCAGGTCACGACCTGCGCGTCGTCTCGGTATGCGATCCCGTTGAGCGCGTCGCAGATGATTTTCGCGATATTGTCCGCATCCGGCTTTTTCGTCGGTCGGAGTTCTCCGTCGAGCATCTGCGCTCGCTTTTTCTTGCTCGCGCTTTTCGGTATCTCATAATATGCGTTGATGATCACTTTCAGCGGCATATCATCCGGAAAGCGTTTGCTATTCTCTGTGGTCTTGTAGCACCACCGGACGAGGTTTTCATACTGCACTGTCTGATCCGGAGTGAAAGAGATTGTCCGTCCGTTCTGACGCACCACGCGGGGTCTCTGCTTGCCGCGTGGTGTTCCAGGTACCTCGAAAAACATATACATTCCGCTCATGTCTGCCTCACTGATTGAAAAATGGTATCTCGTCCTGCACTCCGGAGATATCAACGAAATCGTCATCGTCAGATGCAGGCGGCGGAGCCGGTGCGTCGTTGTTCTTGCTCCCACTTGCCTTTTCTGCAAACTCGACCTCGTCGATGATCACATTCACGGAGTAAACCTTTTCCCCGTTCTTGTTTGTGTAATTGTCATTCTGCGCATGACCGACAAGAGCCATTCGTGATCCTTTGTGAAAGTATTTCTCGACGAACTCCGCCGTCTTGCCGAACGCGGTGCAGTTAAAAAAGTCCGTTTCCTGCTCGCCGTCCTTTTTGTATTTGCGATTGACTGCGAGGGAAAGCCTCGCGATTGCCATGTTAGAACTCTGCGCGTATCTGATCTCGGGGTCGCGCGTTAGATTCCCCATCAAAATAACTTTGTTCATTGCCTACCTCCTATCATTTCGTTTCTGTGATTTTGCATATACAGATCGACCACATCGAACTTGTAAGTCTTATCCGGTTTATAAAAAGGGCAGTCGTCGCGGTTTGGAAACTCGCAGTCGATAAGAGCGAAACACCTTATCCTTGACGATGTTTCTTTGACTGCATTTTTGCAGTCCGGATGATACCATTCGCACATACAAGACATCCCTTTATGCCTCCAGTCTGTTTTTTGGTATGATGTACTGCTTTGCAAAATCCCAAGTGATTTGATCGCAATACTTGTCTGCATCATCTTTTGAATCAAACTCAAAAACTTTGTCAACAAAGAATATCTTTCCGCCTGGATATAACGGATCACTACTGCCCATCTTATCCATTGCCTGCAATTCTGCATTTCGTGAATTGAGAGCCTTTACAACGAATTTTCGAGAATATGATTTGAAATCTTCTTCTGTATAAGACCATGAATTAAGTGTACCAACGTCATCATAAGCCTGGAAATCCTCAAGACCTAAAATTACATACCATTTGTATTTCCTTGATTTCCCTTTTTGACCTGCTACTTGCCTTTTGCGAACATGATGTGCAAGGATGTTCTCATCAACTCTATAATAGTCCGCGGCTTTGCTGATTGCTTGATTAAAATAGCCATTTTCTCGGATGAGTTTGCAGGCGAACATGACCGCAGGATAATAATCTTTTGGAATATATGGATATTTATACGCCATCGGTCATCCCTCCAATCTGTACTGTGCCACTTTGCAATCTTCTCCGAACCTGTTCTGAACCGTCACAAGCCTTTTTGTGATGTTGTACCCGCGCTTGTGTTTCAGATCCCACACTCTCGCACCGAGCCGATAGATTCCCAGTTCATTCCACGCACCCATCGGGGTGATGCCCGGATGTGTTTCCAGGTACGACAAAAGCCTGTCGCACTGTGTCGTTTTTTTGCTCATAGATGCCTCCTATCTCAAGCTACAGGATTTGCTCGCTATCTGTACCGCTCCGGGTATCTCGTCAACCGTCTTGAAAATCTTCTTGAGTTCGTTCTTGTTGATTTTCTGCTCTATCTTGTATGCGTCGGTGTAACCGTTGTCCTTCAGCCATGCCAAGCACAGGCCCTCTTCGGTGAAGTCGACTTTTGTTGTGTTCCGGTATGATACGGTCGCGACTCCGAGATCTGTCTTTTGACCCGCACACTCGCGGTCGAGAATCTTCAAGAGTGACTCACATTTTCTCTCTGCAGCCGCTTTCTTCTTCGCGAGTCTGTCAATCTCTTCCTTGATGCCAGGGATCTCCGCTTTCGTGTTCAAGTACAACTTCGCAATCCACTGGAGCCGCTCTTCACGCTCCATCGCCAGTTCCATGAACCTCTGATAAAGGTCCTCATCGTAATTCTCCCCAACTTCACCGGTCTCGAAATCGAGGTCGATGGTGTTGTAAATCTCCATCATTTCCTTGTTGATGTCGTAAAGTTTCATAATCGTCTCCTTTCATAACCATGATTTTCCGTATCTTTTCCGAAAATCATCCTCTGTACCGATATGCCCGATATAGTGCCGCTCCGCCATCTGTATGAATGCGAGGTCAAGTGTTCTGTCGTGGTGTACCTTGTCATGGTCCGTCCTGCACAGATAGACCGTAAGGCCGTCCTCGTCGGCAAGCCTGCGTCGGCCGGTGCCATGAATACAGTGATGGATATCAAGATTCTGATAGGTTCCACACATATAGCACCGTTTTTCGCTGTTGATCATATCCGCCACCTTTTCTTGATCTCGTCCAGTTCCATGACAGGGGCCGTGTCAATCCCGAGTTCCTTCGCATCCTGGATGATTCCGTCGATGAAATCGCTCATTTCCTTCGTGTCGTATGTCGATGACCCTCTGAATGCTTCGTAAATGTCAAATCGGCCGTCGTACTCCAGGAAAGTCGCATAAACTCCATCAAGGCTGACCTTCGTGCCATGCTCGACACGAAAGAGAAAGGCGTGTTGACCGTAATCTTTTAATTCTCTGACATACACTTGTTCTTTCGTTTGATGGGTTGCATCCGCGATCTTCGACATGAGCACCCACGCATAAGCGTTTGCATCAAGTGACCGCTTCTGTCTGTACTGCTTCGCATTCACCCGAAGGAGAGCGTCATTGCCTGGCAGTTCGGGCAAGTCAGATGTCGTGAACGAGATCACAAACGAACCGCTCATGACATCCCTGCTGACTCCCGATATTTTTCCGATAAACTCCATATCAGTGCGCCTTGTACTTCTCGACCTGCGCTTGCCAGTTCGCGTTGATCCACTCGTATGCTTCATAAGTCAGTTCGGACCAGGCCTTGAACCGGATTTGACCGAGCAGGAACGCTTCGAGGTCTCCATTGCCCCCGCACCGGTCATGCAGGCTTTTTGCTTCAATGTCCGTGATTTTCTGCTTTTTCTTCTTGTCCGCGTCCTGCAGTTCGATTGCGTGTCTAACCTCGTCCGCGCTCGCTATACTTGCCGCGATTCCGAACCCTGCGAAGCCGAGTGCTCGTCCGACTGCAGATGTCTCTGCGTTCTCGATGTAGCTTGTCTTGTTGATGTAGTTTGATCCCTCTTTTTCGTATGCGATCCCAGTCGCGAGGATTCTCCGCTCATCGTCTCGAATTGTCGCCTTGCAGATACAGACATTTCCCGCAAGCGTGTACTCCGTCTCGATTGCCCCGTTCGGGCAGACCTTCCGAAATGCCGTCACGCGCTCCGGAACCTCCGCATACTCTTTGCCCTTGATGTTGGTTGTCTTGATGTCTGCGTTTACCTTTGCCAAGTCTTCGAAAGTCATGTGATGTCCTCCTTCTCATTTTTTGTGGGTGCGCTCCCAAGCGACGGGGCGGAATTGAACCACCCTGCATCGACCTTCGGTGTGATGTTTTCAAGTCGAGCCTTACCTCTTCGCCGCGTTTATCTTGTCAAGTCTTGCCGCATTGTACCTCTCGAAATACTCCGGGATGACTAACTCACCGCGCAGACAAGCCTTGATATCCCATAGCATCGTTGCCGTATCGTTTCTGACAAGCCTGTCGCAGTCCGACCATCTGCAATCCGGGTGTCGCTCCCTCGTTTCGTCCGGTGCTTCAAGCAGGATATCAATGGCCTCGTCAAGCATCATATCAACCTCTCGCTTCGTCATCCGCGCAAACCTCCGTTTCCTTCTCTAAGATTTCTCTTGTTGTCAAGTAGTGTCCTGGTATGTACTTCTTGACAAACGCATCAATCTCCTTGACCGCGTCGTACCCGGTGACCGTTGCTTTGAAAAGATAGTGAAAATCATACTCTTCGTTGTGCACTTTTACCTCGATTGTGGGTTCTAATTTGAAAAATGAGTTCATAGGCTTCTCCTTTCAGATAAGTGTTGATAGAAAGACCAGGACACCGACGAGACCGAACGCGAGAGCGCAGGTTGCAAACTCTTTCAATATCTCAAGGGGTGTCATGTCTGTTAATAGGTTCTTGATCATAGTAATTTCCTCCCGAAGTTTACGTCCACGAAATCGCGGACAGAATACTTTTTACCGGTGGCCGGTTCGATTCCCTGCAGATACTCGGCCTTGAAATACTTCAAGTCATGATATCCGAGCACACGCATGAGCTCCGTCTGTGTGCCGAACCGGATGCCAGGCGTTCCTGTTTGTCGCTCCAGGCCGGTGATGATTTCTTTCAGCCATTCTTGTTTTGACATGGGCGGTCCTCCTCGATGTGTCCTTTACGACACTTTTTCCTCAAAAAAAATACCCATCGGCGAAACACCCAGGAGGCTACATATCTTATTGATCTCGCCAAGAGTGAATTCTGAATGGCCGTTGCACTTGCGTGAAAACGTGGCCTTGTTCATCTTAATGTCCTCGCATAGCTGCTCGCGAGTGATATCCTTCTCTAGCATCTTCGCATATAGCATCTTTTTATTCATCGGTACCTCCTTTCTGTCGAGTGTCTTTAACGACACTTATACCTTACCACATAATCTTGTGTCTGTCAACCACAAAATAACAAAAAAGCCACTTTTTTTCTAAAATGTGTCTTTTTCGGTTGCTTTTGTCGATAATTTGTGTTATATTTATGTGGGGAGGTGATCGCATGGAGACAGGGAAAAGAATCGAAATGCTCCGGAAACAAAAAGGATTGACTCTCGAGGAACTCGGAGAACGCGTCGGAGTCGGGAAAAGCACTGTCAGAAAATGGGAGCAGGGCATAATTGCTAATATGAGGCGCGACAAAATCGCAAAACTTGCTGACGCTCTCGGTGTGTCCCCCGATTATCTTCTCGGATATGATAAGAAAGACGAGCCGGTGTTCATAGAGACAGACCTCGCAAGGAAAATCAACAACCTTGACGAAATAGATGTCGCTCGTCTATCCGCGTATGTCGACGGGTTGCTCGACTCTCAAAAGTACACCAAAAAGGGCGGATCAGAAACCGCGTGAGAAACATCATCTTTGTTGACTGGAGGGATTGCCGATGAAATATCATAAGATGTTCCATTTACACGGGATATATCACGAATCGAAAAAGGACCCGAGAAAGAAAAGGCAGGATCTAATCAGCAGGATCATCCCTGGAGACATTCTCGACCTCGAGCAGTACGAGTACGAGGGAGAGCCTGCACTCATGGTTATCAATCCGAAAACCGGTCTTGATATCGGTGTTGTCCCTGCGGAAGATGTCGGAAAGATACTGCCGCACCTCAACGAGCCGTATTATGTCGAGGTTGTCGAGTGCTATGATTTCGACGATAGTGACAACTGTGGTCTGCGGTTGCAGTTCTGCGTGTTGACGGATGCCGAATGGAAAGAGATGCAGGAAAAGGCGGAGCGGCTCGCAATGGAGGAGCAGTGGCGGAAAGAACAACCTTTCTACAAGAAAAAATGGTTTATCGTTGTTGTGATCATTCTCGCTTGCGGTCTGATAAGCGGGATCATAAACTCAATATAAGGGAGTGGTATTATGAAAAAGTTCGCATATACGAAATCATTCAGATACGACGGGAAAAAGTATAATGTTTATGGAGACACACTGGAGGAGGTTATCGCGAAAAAGGCTCTCAAAATCAAAGACTTGAAAGAGGGCAAGGTCACAATCTCCGAGCAGACCACTGTCGCAGAATGGATTGACAGATGCTTGTCGGTTTACAAGCCGAATGTCTCCCCACGGTACGCAAAACAGATGCGCGGCAGGATAGACAAGCACATCGTGTCCGTCATCGGCGGCATAAGGTTGAAAGATGTCAAGCCGATACAATGCCAGGAGATACTCAACGCGCAGACCGGAGCGAGCAAGTCACACATCACGAAACTACATCAAGAACTGTGTTTCATTTTCGAGAAAGCCGTCGAGAATAAACTGATCCTTGAATCTCCTGCCGCTCACTTGACGCGTCCGGATGCAGTCGCAGGACATAGACGCTCACTCACAGAAAAGGAGCGGAAAGCCTTTCTTGCAGTCTGTGAAAAAGAGCCGCGTTTCATTTTGTTTGAGTTCATGTTGTACTGCGGATGCAGACCGAGCGAGGCAAGGCGCATCCAGGGCAAGGATATTTTTGTTGAGAATGGGTGTTCATTCTTGCACATAAGGGGAACAAAGACCGCCAACGCAGAGCGCACAGTGCCCCTCCCTGCGGTTTTATATGAGAGGGTGGTACATTCCCCGCCTTTCGAGTTTATCTGCCAAAATAGAGCGAATCTGCCATACACAGAGACGGGATATCATCGACTGACAAACCGACTGAAACGAGAACTTAATCTCGAACTCGGTTGCAGGACATACCGGAACGAACTCGTTCCCCCGTTCCCGCTTGCCGATGATTTCACACCCTATATTTTCAGACATACATACTGCACCGATTTACAGAAGAGAGGCATTGATGTGCGTGTCGCGCAGAAACTAATGGGACACGCAGATATACAAACGACCGCGAATATCTACACTCATCAAGACGAGGAGACTATGAGGAACGCGGCGGAGATTTTAGGTGCCGCCTATACCCCCGCCCATACCCAAGCCAAGAAACCCCGAAAAAGCGTATAACAAGCGTTGACTTTTAATCAAGTTGTCCGGGGTTCGAGTCCCCGATGCCTCACTAAAAAGAAACCCTCACAAAGTGCCGAGTTTTCGGGCATTGTGGGGGTTTTCGTTTACTCATTTTTGAACGCGCGTTCGTATATTTTTTGGGAAAAATAAGGGGTTTTTGGGGGTTGTGCGCCTATACCCCCGCCTATACCCTTGATGAAAAATTGTTATTTTTCAACAAAATTGACAAAAGAAATATCCCCCGCCCTTTCGGGCAGGGGATTCCAGGAGGATGTATGAAAATGACTAACTCTGAATAATCTGATTGAGTCGGCTCTGCAATTTCCGCCACGCTTTCTCATCTTCGACATATCTGTGAGGGCAGTCCTTGCGCACGATGTCGTAGTGTCTCACGATGTGCTGAACATTCTTGCAGTATTTTTTGATATGCGCAACTACTTTATCCAGGCTCTCGAGCATTGCCTCTGACGGTTCCCTGCTCATAATGTCGCACAGTTCGATTGATACTGTGTTGAAATTGTCAAGATTGTGAGAATAGGGTCCTGGAGCGTATGCCCCTTTCGGGTTTCCCACCGACCACGCTGACCTATTCATCGGTATTGATTTCCCGATTGTCCCGTTTTGGTCAATAAAGAAATGCGCTCCTGCGTTTCTCTCGTTGCTACCCTGCGAGCCGAAATAAAAGCAGTTATTCCGCGCCGTGTCATTGTCATTGCCGGTATTGTGTATCACGATACCGAGGACATTCTTTTTCAATCTCGGTCTGCTACTGTATGAAATCGGCTTTGCCTTTATATACAGATCATATACCTTTTTACCCATATTATTCTCCTTTCAGAAAATCATCCATGTCAGATCCGTCACCGACCATAATCTGCACATCGTCCGGATTGAATACATCGACATTCGTCAGCCTTTTGACGAGGTCGGAGAAATAATTCGAGCCACGAGAGAATAAGATACCCGTGAGGATCGTGTCGACAGTCGGGTCGATTGATAATCCCTCATAGAACTCTGACATTGCGTCGTTGAATAGGTGCAAGTGAAAGATGAACGCGAGACCGATGCCGAGAAAAATTGTCACTCCCTGCGTGATTGCGGTCTTGTAATTCCCATCTTCAACCATTTTGAGAATCGTCTTGATGTATTCGATAAGAGCCTCCAAAACGATTGCAACCATAACTATCAGTGCGATTGTACTCATAGAATCACTCCTTTCGTTCCCCGTCTCTGATCGAGACAAGTTGCTTGATTATCTGCTCCACATTTTCCTCAACATGATGTCTGAACTTATCAGAACGCATCCGCTTGTCAACAGTTTCGTCAACGATAAGATTCCATATAATTTCTTGCTTGTTAGAGATATAATAAGGCTCATCGACGATGTGATTGACCATGATCCACCCGACAATCTGATCGTATGCCTTTTCTGCAATAAGCCGTCCGAGTTTGTCATCGTAACCCTCAAAACGAGGTATGCTTTTCTCGAATGCCATGCAAGCATAATGTGCATACTCTGACTGTTTCAGCATAATCAACCGCTCTTGTTCGCCGCCGGTCTTGCCTATCAGAATCTTATCTGTTTTAATTTTTAGATGTCCCATTTTTGCAGTGATGACTATTGCGGCAATCAGAATGAGAATGAGCCACGCATTGCCGGTTTTCATTGCCTCAATCACTGATTCCCACATAAGCCACCTCCCATCTTTTGAACGAGTGTCTCGAGTTCTCGTTCCTCTGCGTCTATCCGTCGGTGTTGGGAGAGTTCTGCGAGTAGTTCCTTATTCATTCTCACAAGACGCTCGATGATGTCAGCCTGCTCAAGTGCAATCGTTTCCATCTCGCCCATCATTTACACCTCATAAGGCTCTCCCGTTATCTCCTCGTATTCCTCCGGCGTTAATGCCTCAAGTTCAACAAGCCTGCGGAGTTGCTCTTTCGTGCAACCGCCTCTCTGATAACGCTTGTACCATTTGTCGTAACCCGGTGAATGTGTGACCTTTTTCTTTGCCATGATATTCCCTCCTTATACTCCGACTTTCTCTTGTAACTCGATGATTGCGATATCGTGATCCGTCAAGGCTCTGTCTTGCTCGATCAGTTCGATTTCAAGATCAGATATCTCTTGCTCGAGTGCTTGTTTTGTGGTTTCGTTTTTCGCCTCTGATAAAGGTTTTTGTCTTACGATGTGCATAGTGCCCTCCTTTACACGAACGAAAAGCCGAGCGCGTAGATATAAACCCGCTCCGTGTTATCGTTCTTCGTGATCGTAACCTTGACCGACACGCCACAATAGGCATTGCTAGACGGTACATTCTGGAACCGGTACGCCTTGCCTTGTGACCACTCGGTTGTCATATCCTCCCAGTGACATTGAGGAGCGTTTGCGTCGTTCGTGACCTCAACCTTGACCGTCGGGTTGTTCGTATGGTCGTAGTTGAGCGCGACATTTATCTTTTCCGCCGCCTCATCCGTTCCGAGTGCTCTTGTGTAGAGTGCAAGGAAATCGGCAAGTTTTGTCAAGGTGTATGTCCTGACCGCCGCAGCCTGATTTGTGTTCGTTGCCGTGATTTTCAATGTGTGAGTTTCTTCGTTCGATAACTCATCCCATGTGTCAAGGTCGAAATTATAGATCGCACTCTGATCGACAAGAGGGATCGTTCTTGTGGTCTCTCCGTCGATGGTTTCCACAACGCTGACATCGGTCGAGTCGTTTGATCCCGCCTGATAACTGATCGTCGGGGCCGTCCACTTGTTTCCGAAATCCGTGTCAGATCCGGAGATGATGACCGGTGATGCCGTCTTGTTGAAATTGATCGTTGTGATCGATGTGTTCGACTCGGAGTCCGTTGCCGTGATCGTGAAAGTGTGTGCTCCGGTTGCCAGTGCCAAAAAGTCCGCACTCGGGATCGTATAGGTATAGGTTTGAGTCTGATCGACCGGGTTGTGTGTTGCCACTGTCGTCGAGTCGAGTTTCAGTGTTGCGGAACATGAATCTCCATCCGGATCTGTGATCTTGTAGGAAATCGTGAACGGCGCATTGTGATCACCTAACTCTGTTGTCGTGTCAACCTCCGGAGCCTGATTGTAAACTATTACATAGCATCCATCGGAATCCACGGTATCACTTACCTTTTGATTTTTTGATATCGCGCAGGCCGGCGCAACGCCATCGCGCCCATTGTACGCATTGCCGTTGCGGAGCGTCCCGCCCGTGCCCACACGCCGCACATTGTCCGAGTAGCCGGAGTCCGGGGTGCGGAGCCACCAATACCAAGCCGCGCCGGCCGTGATGGTATAGCCGACACTGTTGTTCGCACACTCCGTCGTCGGAACCATAACCCTCTTCGATGAGTCACTAAAAAGAGAATACATCGAACCCTCGGCAATGGAGTTTTCGTTTGCCAACCCGACCTCGGTCGTGGAAAGCAAGAAAAACTTGCTCTGGACATCCTCATAACCGCCGCTATCGGTAACGGTGTTCTTTGCGGTTCGCTTTGTAACCGTGAGGAGTGAGTTTTTGAAATCCGCCGTGAATCCGTTCATAAATCCCGCTTGCGTATCATACGGATTGACCGCCGTTCCGGAGCTCTGCCAAACATTTGCCGAGTCCGGTTTCTGATCTGCCGTGTGCTTTGCGGTGTACCAAGCGTTTGCACCCGCATCGGAGTTCAACCACTGCAACAAGTTCGCGTACAGATACCGGTTGTTTCCATAATTCTTCCGGTTGCTGTCCGAGTTGTTCGGCTCCTTTGCATCGAAACACCGCACCGTGATGATGTCGTTTGTCTGCAAGATGACCGAGTCCGTCGGATCTTGTGAGTGGCCGGCCCCAAGTTTCCGGAAGATCAGGTCTTTTCCGTACCACTTCGAGTCCTTTGCTTTGACCTTTGCCCCAACGGGAAGGTCGCCTAGTGTTTGAGACATCTTATTCCTCCTTATTGTTTATATATTCTTGAAAAAGATCATTGAACCACTGATCCATTTTCCGCAATAAATAATATGTGTTCGGTTTTACACGCTTTTTGTCAGTTTTCCGTGATTTCTCACTACGCCAACCCGCGTGTGCTTTCCATCCCATGTGAGCAAGTTTGCAATCCTCGAAAGTGACCTTGCCCTGATCAAGCAAGCCTTTCATCTTCCGCATTTTCTTTTTATGCCTTTCGATGGATTTCTTTGCAAGCCGGATCACGACCTTACCCGTATTTGTGGCATAGAATCGAAACCCGATAAATGTCACACCTTGACGGATCGGCACGATGTGCGTTTTCTTCTCGTTCAGTTTCAAGCCTTTGTGCATCGTGTATGCCTTGATAAAGGATAGGATCGTTTTCAGTTCCTCTTTGTCGTGGGATATCAGATAAAAATCATCCATATATCTGCCATATCCCTCGATGTGAAACTGTTCCTTGATGATGTGATCCAGTTCGTTCAGCGCAAGAAGAGCGTCAATCTGTGACAAGTGATTTCCGAGCGGGCATCCAACGCCTCCGGGAATGGTTGCGTGAATGTATCGTATAAACTCGACAATCTCTTTGTCCTCATAAAACCGATCATACAAGTCGTTCAAAAGGTCGTGCGGGATCGAGTCAAAATACTTGCTCATATCACATACAAGAATGAAACCGCCAACTCCGTTCTTCCTGACCTCTCTCTGGAGATCCTCTTTCAGAATCCGCATTGCCTCTTCCTGACCTTTTCCCGGTTGTGATGCGGTGTTTGACTTGATCAGTTTCGGCATCACTTTCGGCGCGATAATCTCATCATTGAGGCATCGTTGCACGACTCGGTCTTGATACTTGATCGATTTTATGTCGCGGCATTTTCCGCGCTCATTTATCTGAAAACAGTTATATCTTGCCATCCGGTAGCGCCTTGTTTCGAGTAACCTCAAAAGAAAAAGAGTGCTTTCGAGGGCACGCATATCATAAAGGGCCGGTGAATCTTTCCACCGTTTCCCCTTTCGACATTCCCGATGCGCTTTGTATAGGTTTTCAAAATCTGCCAGTTTGTCAAAAGTAAAATCATCCATACCAAAAGCCGCGCTTGTCACACCGCAGACATCGTTTTTCGGACGCGCGGCAAGTCCTAAAACTCAAACGCCCAAGCCTCACACGCTCTCGGTGCAAGGTGTCGGTGATCATTGTTTTGCCTTGTATAAAGGCAAGGATGCGTCCTCCCTGCATGATGGTGCATTGCGTTCGTTTCCTACTAGGTCAAGCGATCCATCCAGTCCGGCGCAACGCCATTGTTCCCATTGTACGCATTGTTGTTGTTGAGCGTCCCGTCCGTGTTCACATTCCGTACATTGTTCGAGTTGCCGGAGTTCGGGGTGCGGAGCCACCAATACCAAGCCGCGCCTTACAGTCTGCACCCTTATACAAAACGGGACGCGTCGGATGTGATCCACGCGTTCGTCTTGTTTTTAACTTCAACCGTGAGGGATGTCCAGTGTTCCACACCGGAAACATTGATGTCAAACAGATCCGTCGAAACATCGATCAGCGTCAAAAGAGTTCGGCAAGCCGCCACCGCCTCCCTCTGATACATCTGCCGGCGGTCGAAAACATTCTGTAAAAACACGCCGTCTTTATCTTTTGGAAACAGTTCGTTTGCCATCGTCAGGCAATCAAGGATATATAATGCCTTGTCCTGAATCTTTGCCGTGACCGTGAATCGGTATCGTTTCGGAAAGTGTTTCTCATTCTGTGTGATCTGTATCGTGTAGATCGCAAGTTCTTTTGCCTTGATCAGAACATCAAACTTTCCCTCAGTTCTCTTTGATAGGTGTTTCATGCGTACACTCTATTGTTCGCGGAGTCGTACACTCCGGAAATCATAACAAACCCCGTGTCATCATCGAAAACCTCGACCGCAATGTTGTCCGATGTTCCCTCGACATCCGACGCTTGCAAAATGCTCACCGCCATGTCAAGAGCAAGGATGTTCTGTCTGTTTTGGTCGATCTGTGGGAGTATTCCGTCAAGGCTCTCCCAGTTGTCCGACAAGTCCTCAATATTGACGAAATCAGCCTGCTCCGGTAAATTAAACCCGTAATTTGTTGAACTTTGCATTTTTCCCTCCTAACTATCAAGGGATCGCATCTGATCCCAAGTGATCGTTGATAACTCGCCCCATCTTGTTGTCGTAAAGTCCGCCCATATCCGATAGAGGATGACGATATAATAAACCACATCGGCGGGCAGTTTCTTATCGAGTAGCGCGTCGATGTCTGCGAGTTTTGATTGACTTGTCAAGCCGATCTGCACAGTAGCTTCCGCACCATTTACGCCCCATCCGCAAGTAAAAATCACATCTTCCGCGAGGGCCCTTAACTCTCTTTCAATGACTCTGTATGTGTAGGGCAATTTGTCTATCACCCTTGAATGAACTGCAAACCGCCTCTCGTCGAGCGTGTCGTCTGCTCTCGGTGTCAGTTCGAGTATTTTTTCCCACCGCTCGATCCTGCTCTCGGATGTGTTATCGAAATAATTGTCCTCGTCGAGCCGTGTGACCTCTGCGTTGACTTTTCTGATTTGCGCGTCAACCGCGTTGTTAAACTGATCGAGGTCGGGAATGCCTTTTACTGCATCAGCCGTTATCCACATACGCGCCTCCTTATGTCGTGACTGTCACTGTCCCGAGAACAGGTATGTCCGTCCATGCTATGTTTTGATTCTGTGCGAGTGTGTTGATTTTAAGATTCGAGACATCAAGCACACCATCGATTGTAAGGATTGCCGCCTCTATTCTCGCAAGTCTCACAACCTCCTCATTCTGTGCGTTCGATTCCCACTCTTTTCTCATACTCAAAAGATAAGCCTCAACCTTGTCCGGCACCTGCGGAGATATGGTCTCGATATCATACCCCGAGTCGAGTGTGAGTGTGGCAGAAACGTCAATCGTTACTGTTCCCGCTGACTGAATGATGACCTTTTGATTGACTGCCGCTTTTCCATCTCCCTCGCCGTGTGACTGCGTAGGATCAACCAAGTCCTGCACAAGCGCAACGAGTGACGACGATGCCGCATTGAAACTCGAGTCAATGATGTATATGTTGATGTACTCACTGTTCGCCTCGCGTCTTTTTACCTTGCAACCGCCGACTCCCGACAGACCATCAATGTAGTCTCTAAAATCTGCCTTGTTTCCTCCGAACGCAAGTGACTCATAAGACCCGATCACTCTCGCTCTGAAAACCTCTGTGTCCTCGTCATCCGTTCCAGGGATAGAAACCTCTGTGATCTCTCCGCCGTTGTACCCCTCGATGTAGTCAACCGGCTCGAGGTCTCCCGTGATTGTGTTCGGAGCAGTGCCGACTGTCTCGCAGGTCAAGAGATAAGTATTTGTTTCTCCCTCGACTGCCGATGTGATGTCGTAAATGTAATCACTGCAAGAGAGCCTATCCCCGATTGACATTGCCTGCTCAAAAACTCCGGTCACGACTGCCGCCGTCGCGTACTTGTACTGCGTGCCCCTTTCAGCCGCAAACCGAATGAGGTGCATCAAGTCCATTGTGTCCGGCAGGGCATTGCTTTCCTGCACCTCGAGGTCTGTATATACATCCTCGAGTTCTGACCCCGTTTTCACGCAAGCATTGTAAGCGAGAGACCCGACATCCGTCCGGACATCCGCGCCGAATGTGTCGAGCATCTCCTGCGTGATGCGTTCCATTGTTCTGTCCTCGTACATTTTACCCTCCTATGAATGAATGTGTCATGTCAGCGTCGCCATAGTCTGTAGAGACGCGGAAACTCATCGTCACATGGTCGCCCTCTTTCACAACATCGAAATCCGTGATTGCCTTGATTTCAGAATTGAGGGAAAGAGCCTCGTTGACCATTCTTTCGAGAATGGGTTTGAGGTCTCCCTCCGAATAAGACCGACCGATCATCTCCTCAAAGTCCTGTCCGTAAGTCCATGGGTACTGAGTGTATCTATAACGCGGCACCTCTAAGCACAACCGAATCCACTGCTTGACCGCATCAACCCCCGTTATCATCCGCCCCGTGAGTGTCATCGTATCAAAGTCAATCTCATACTCCGGAGCAGGCTCGGTCTCGATGTTTTCACTAACGAGCGTGAGTTCGTCATCCTCGTCCATGTCAAAAGGAAACATATCAACCTCCTACTCTGCACAGAACGAGAAACTTTTGATCATCGTCTGTGTCGATTAAAATGCCGAATACTGTATCACCGCTTTTCAGCGGTTCGATGTATGTTGATTTGTCTTTCCACTTGTGATAGTGGTGTACCTCGTCGTCCGGTATGGGTATATTCTTTTTGTTCTCGAAATCTAAAACCTCGAGGCGAGGTTTCAGCAGATGATCCGCGAAAAGGCAGTCATCCTCCTCGAACTCCATGCCGTTATATGTGAGGGTTTTCTCTCCGGTCATCGTGGCAAGTCCGAACGAGGTCGTGTCAACCCCGTTCTTTGCCTCTTCTCTCATAGTTTTTATCAGTTTTTCATATGGGTTCATTTACCGTACCTCGGATCTGTCATCGAATTGATTGCCGACTGGTTTTGATACCTCGGATCAGTCTGCGTGTTGACCGCGTTCGTTCTCTGATCTTTGTACCTCGGATCTGTCGCCGCAAGTGAGCCGGGAACGACGACGTTCGGATTGCCACCCGACCAACAAGCCGCACATGGTTTATACACGCGCCCTTGAAAGTCCCGTTTCTTTTTCATATCCGAAACCTTTGCCTTGTGAACGAGTGTCGTGTGGTTTTTCTCTTTCTCACTTTTCAGCAGAACACATCCTCCGTGTGAGTGGTAACTCGTCTCGTTGCAAGTAGAGGGGCCTGTCCTCATTCCGTCGACATAATACGCGTCGGAGTCCACTTTCTGCGGTTGCGTCGGTGTCGTTGGAAATGATAGCGAAATCCCGCCGCCCCCGTAACCGCCTCCGCTCGTCGTTGCGGTCTGTTGTGTTTCCTGCTTTTTTTGTGTTTCCTGCTTTTTCCATGCGTCCGCGCCATCCTCCATTGAATCTTTCCAGGCAAGGTCAAGCGTCATCGTGTGGTTATTATTTGAGAATGTATGCGAGTCCGATGTGATGAAAAACTTTCCCGACAATCCCGTCACAGGATCGTCAATCTTTATTGAAAAGCCACTCATAGCGCGGATATCTCCGAGAGCCTCGACGGATGCCTCCCTGGTTGTACCATAGAGCGTTGCTTTCGCGGCTTTCTTTGCGTTCACACCCTCCTCTTTTTGGATTGCCTGCATAAATGTTCCGTACTTTGACAGATTATCGTTATCCTTGACCTCTCCGACTTTTTTGTGCTTGTCGTTGTAGATCTTCACGAGGTCGACCATATTATCCGTATTATCCGAATAAGTCGCCGATATGATATTGACTCCTTGCGTGAGCGTGCATCCGGATGTGTTGCCCTTTTCCAAGACTGTAACTTTATTCTCCAACATAACCGGCAGATAATTCTTGCCGGTCTCTGCTTTCACTTTCCGATAAGCCTTGACGATGATGTCGTATAAACAAGCCGATTCAAAAATCATTTTCTTGATGTTGATGCCCGTCTTGAACAGATCCACAGTCTTGATCCCGACATCCTTGCAGACTTTTTCGACAATCTTTTCGGGTGTGGTATTCTTGAAAATATAAGTTCCGGTCGAGTTCAACAAGTGATACATGAAATCTTTTGCGACATAGTGAGCCATTCCGACACTGTCCGTCTTTTCCCTTGCCGTAATCGTTCCAACAAACCACGCGTGATCCGATCCGTCAAACCATAACTCGACAACATCGCCCTTTTTGATTTTCCATTTCGGGAAATCTTTGTCGAATGGATTCCAGGGCAGATCAAACTCAATGATTCGTGATGCTTGCGTATCAGTTCCGCTCCAGGTAAGAGAAACGAACGGAACGAGTTTCTTTTTCCATTTTAACGAGGGTTTTACAAACTCCATACCTGCCTCCTACTTGATGAGCACTTTCTCCCCGATAAGTGCCACCTCATCCTTGATTGTCTTTTCGTTCGGGTGTGCTTTTTTGTATTTCTTGACCGCATCATCCGTCCGCTTTTTGTTCGTCTCTTTGAGGGATTTCCATTTTTCAGTATCTCCCATCTCTTTTTTTGCGACCTTTTTCCATGTGTCGCCCTTTTTCCACTTGTAGAGATGTGATGTAACTTTCTTCACGGGTCTGCCTGCGGTCTGCTTGTCAGCCGACGGAGTGTCAACCTCTCTGCTCTCGACGAGAGTGATTGAATAATTGACATCCCCGACTCCGTCATCCTGCCCGAAATTGAATGACGAAATAACCACCGGCAGTGAAATCAGATCCGTGATGTTCACGCGGATATCCATTGCGCTCTCTTCAGCGAGGCGTAGTGCCAAGATGAAAAAAGGCGGAGTCTTAAAATCCGCCTCCGATACTTGACACCACTCGTATCTTTCACGCGGCAGAAAAGAACTCCACGAGATAGACCGCAGATTTCTTTTCCCGCGCAGTAAGACCTCCCCGAGACCGTTGATGTTCACGGTTTGATGATCATATCCGCACTGAATATCAAACGATTCCGGTGTGACAGGAAAAACAAAGGATGTGCCCCCGATCTGCAATTCGATTTTTGTGTTATCCATTTTCTACTCCTTATGACTGGAACTGATAACCAATCTTGTTTGCACCGACATTCTGTGATACCTTTTCGAGTTTGTGAGCGAGTTTTGCCGCGATCATATCAATGTCCGCGTCCTCTCTCACGATGATCTGATCTGCGAGTTTCGGTATGTTTATCACATGAGAGGTTGAAACCCCATCATTGAATGCCCGACGGACGCTCTCGTCGTGAGGATATACTCTTGACCCGCTCGGTAGGTCGACGATCTCTCCGCCGCGCTCTGATATCTGAACAAGACCGCCTTTCCAGTTCTTTGTACCGCTTGCGAGGTGTTGCAGGTCGTTCTCGATGTTGCTCGGGAGTGGTATGTTCTCGCCGCGCTTGTCTGCGATATAGACCTTGCCTTGTCCGTTTGACTTTAACTCAAAACCTTTGTTCAAAAGGTCGTTGTTGTAGAAATAGGATCTGATTTTCTGATTCTTCTCTACACTCCTATCGCTCAAACCGATGCCGAACATATCGAGCAGGTTTGATGCGTGTTTCGAGAATATCCCATCAAGAGCCTCGTCGATTGCATTGATCGGGCCCATTGCGATATTTTTCAGACCCTCCCAGGCTTTCGCCCAATCTCCGGAAAATACCCCGGTCATGAAATCAATAACCCCACCGAGGCAGTCGATGATACCCTGGATTGCTCCGAGAACTAAATCGAGAGCAGGCATTGCTATCGCGTCGATGATATCTGCAATGAAACCGAAAACCTTGTTGAACAGTTTCATGATCTTATCAAGCGAGGGTTTGATTTTCTGATAGAAACTGCCTATCTTCTCGCTGATCTTATCCCAGTTCCGGATCACAACCCCGATCGCAAGTCCTATCGCACCGAGAGCACCTAGAAACGGGCCCTTTGACACAGTCGAGAATACCTTGAACAGTCCCGTCCCTGCCTTGACCGCTTTCCCGAGTTTGCCAAGCGTCGAAAACAGTTTCCCTGCACCGATAACGAGTTTGCCGATGACGATGAGAACAGGCCCCACCGCCGCCGCAAACGCAACCATTTTGACGATTGACTGTTTCTGCTCGTCGCTCATCCGCGAAAATGCCTGCATCATCTCCGTGAGTTTCTCAATCAGCGGAGTGATGACCGGCGCGATTGTCTCTCCGAGTGTTTTCTTGAATATATCCCAATTTGACTTTAATTTCTCGATTGCACCGCCTGGACCCTCCATGAGAGAATCGGACATTTCCTGCGCAGTATTCGTCGCACTGCCGAGAGCCGACTCCATGCTCTGAATATCCTGCGGAGAGCGTTTGATAAGTGCAAGCCATTTCCCCATCTGAAACTTGCCGAAAATCGCGGTTGCCGCCTGCGTCTGCTCTGCATCTGACAGATTTTCAAACGCATTGTGCAGTATTTCCTGCGTCTCTGCGAATGACTTGTATGTTCCGTCTGCGTTTGTGATCTCGATACCGAGTTTATCCATCCACTCCAACGCTTTACTGGTCGGAGAGGACAGATTTGCGATACCACTTTTCAGTGCATTTCCTGCCTCTGCTCCGGAGATATAAGCGTCTCCCAAGACACCCGTTGCGGTTGCCAGGTCTTGAATGTTCCAACCGGCAGTCTCAAAAAGTGCGCTCGCCTTTGCCGATGCGTCAAACAGATCCTCGACTGTGGTCTGCGCTTGCGCTTGTGCTTTCGCGAATACATCCGTATATGTTGCCGCCTCTTCCGAATCTGCCCCGAATGCTTTCATTGTCGCACCGAGACCGGCAGTGACGACAGATAAGTCCGTCGCAGTGCCCGCCGCGAGATTGAAAGCAGGGGAGATCATGTCTGCCGTCTGCTTTGCATCATAACCGGCTCTTGCATAATTAAGAGCCGCGTCTGCCGCGTCCTGCATACCATAGACCGAGTTCGATGCCGATTCCTTGATTGTCTCGGAGAGCATTTTCGATTCTTCCGCAGTCGCGCCCATTGTCGATTGAACGAGGCGCATCTGTTTGTCGTACTCCCCGAACTCTTTATACGCAACCGCACCGAGAGCCACCGCAGGAGCCGTGATCATCTTTGTAAGCGTAGACCCTGCCTTTGCTATGTTCCGCCCAGTCCGTTGCATATCGCGCCCGATTTTCGCATACTGCGTCGCGTTCGCTTTGAGTTTCTGCGTCGCCGCGTTCATCGGAGCGGTCATCTTATCCTTTAACTGTAAGACGACATCAATGATTTTCGTGTTTGCCATAATCAATCCCTCTGCTTTCTGTCCTCAATCTCTTGAATCATAAAAACTCTTATTATCCGTTTTTCCCCGTCGCCCATGTTCCAATACTGCGACGGGGTTATATTATGCTCACGGAAACACCAATACATCTGTTGCACTCGTGCGTCCGTTTTTATCAGTTTTTTATTTCATCCTCATCGAGTACCTCGTCCCCGACTGTCCCCAGGCTCACAATCGCAGTCGAGAGAGAATTGACCTCATCCTTGAACAGTTTCTCTGCGAGGTCGATTGCCATTTTACACCCGAACTTTTCCTGCAAGTCCTTGTCTTTGAGTGGGGGATCAATAACCCCTGCAATGATGACTTTCAGATTCGCGTCGAATGCTTTTGAAAAGTCAACCTCGTCTCCATCGTAAGCCGTTGCGACGAGTTCGTTTTTTCTTCTCGGAGAAATCTCTCTGATCTTCACATCGACCGGCTCGTCCTTTCCGAGAATCTTTGCTAACTGACGAGATTTGAATACACCCTCAACCATCTCGTCTGCTTTCCTTGCGTCTGCTCTCATCAATTCATCCACTAAACTCATTTTTAACTCCTTTCGTGTTGGTTGCTATATACCCAAAATATCCCCCACCCTAAAAAGGGCAGGGGTTGTATTTGTTGTTATGAAATCGCGGTTGAATGGTCAACGCTCTCGAGTACCTCGAAACCGGTGAAAGAGAACGGGATATTCTCCTCCAGGAGTTTCTTTGCCTCCCAGTTGATGAGTTCAACCTCGTCGAATGTGACTCCGGTCAAGAGGATATCCTCTGCGCCGACTGCATCCGGATCTGCGATCTTTGAGCGAATCTGACAAACAGTCGTCTTGCCTGCCTGGATATTGCCCGCGATCTTCTTGATGAAATAGGACGAAACCTTGTTCATCTTGATTGACCCCTTGCCGTCAGTTCCCGTGACCTTGTAACCCTTTGCAAGAGTTCCAGTCTGATTGACCTCTGTCTTTTCGAGTGAGAGTTTTGCCTCAACTGCGGTTGCCTCCGCCATCTCCTCATCATCAATCCAAAGTGATGACCATGAGCCGTTGAACACTCTCTCGGGTCTGATAACCTTTCCCATTTTTTACACCTCCTTATCAGATATAAATCGGGATATCCACATCTTCCATCGTGTCGATGAGGCTCATGTGCCCTACGAGATAGACATGGTCTCCGGTGTTCGCCTTGCGGATCTCATCCTCGGTCATCTTTGAGACATCGATGCCCTTTGATGTGAGATATGTCGCATTTGCCTCGACATCAATGTCGATCGTGTACCCTGCACCGACAATCTCCTCACGCACCAACTCGTCCAGGTATGCCCTTATCGCGCAGATAAGGAGCATCTTGTTGTCGTATGTGTTCGGATATTTGCCGATATACGAGTCCTCAATCGTGCGACGGATATCAGTCGAGATCATCCGCATCGTGTCAACAAGTTTGATCTTCTTGAAAGACTCGCCCTTTGTTGATGATGTGGTTGTGAACGAGGTCACACCGCGCCCGACCTTGACCTTTTCTCCGTCGTGGTACAGAATGAACTTGCCCGCATTGACTGCCGCGTCCCTCTGCTCTTTCGTCAGTTTCTCGCAGTCGTCAACCTCTGCGAGCGGAGCGTAAGTCGAGGACATATTCATCGGTGTACCTGCAAGCAGTCCTGCGATACGCGGGGTGTACTGCTCGCTTGTGTAAGTGTTCGAGCCGACAACGATGTCGTCGGTCGTGAAATTGATTGCACCCTCGAAATCTGCGGTTGTGTCCGGCAGTACGACGGAAATGTAATTGAAATTCTGCCACTCGTTCTTAACCCAAGAAACGATTGAACTCTCCAACTCGTCCGTTGCAACTGTCGGGCAAGCGAGATAATCGACATAATTCTTTGAGAAATATGTCAGCGCGTCAGAATAATCCTCCGCATCTGTTGCTACGAAATACGCAAGCACCTTTCTCGGTTTCTCTGCGTAACCGACAAGAGCGTCCTTGCAATACTGCTTGTTCGCCGCCGACCAAGTCCCAACGATATCCGATTCCGTCACGATAACGGCGGGATTCGTTGCCGGTACCGCACCGCGCAGGATAAGTCCTACGACACCACGCTGACCGCGTGAGATAGCGGTTGCCGCCTTTTCGATGAAACGAACGGTAATACTCGGCATTCCACTCATTTGTTATACCTCCTCGTCGAATGTAAAATTTAATGTTGCGTCGTGCATTATATCTGCCGTTTCCGGCGGTCTGATATCGGTGAGGTATTCAAGATCGACGCTGATTTCAAGAATATCTCTGTCCGTACCACCAAAACCCCAGTCAAACCCGATGCAGTCGACTGTCCTTTTCTCTGTTCCGGTATCAATCGTGACACCCAACTCAAAAAGGGAGCGAATCGAATCGACCTTTTCCATGAGGTCAATCTCGTCGATGTTCGTGGGGAAATACATGATTGTGTATGTAAGTCTGTGATAGAGCGTGCTTTTGTTCGCAGGTCTGCTCTCGCCCGTTTCCAGGCGCGTGAAAAAGCAGGGAGTTTGATACCCCTCCACGATTTCAAGACCATAATATGAATAGGTCGAAACTTTCGGATCATTCGAGACCATAGGATAAACAGTCTGTAAATGAGCATTGAGTCCCGCCTTTAATTCAGTGTATGTCATATCAAAAACCCGCCTCTTGTATCAATTCATCTACCATTTTAGAAACAAACTCCGGAAATCTCTCTTGCTCCTCGTCCTTTGCTTTTTTGAGGAAAAACCGACCGGCAACCCTGCCTCTCGATTGTCCGCCCTTGCTCCAGGTACGCTTTATCTTTTCGCCCGTCCTCGGGTTTTTGTAGGTAAAGTGATAAGGAACTACGCTCTCGTGTCCTCGTTCTACCAAGTGATAGTGAGGAGAGCGTGCCGAAATCTCGACATATTGATTGATTCCCAAGCCTTGCACCTGCGAGACACGATACGAGCCGATGCGTCCGAGCGACATTTTCGATTTCGTCTGCGTGTTGGTAAGGTCTTTCGCGTTCTTCACGATTTCCTTTCGGGTCTGTAATGCCTCCGCCCGCAAGCATTCGCCCGCTCTGTCCGGATATCTCTTGACGAGTTTTTGCATTGACTCCTCGAGGTCATCGATTCCGATCACTTTGACATCTGTGTCCCATTCGACCATGTGATCACCCTGCCTTTTTTACCTTTTCAACCGCGTCAATCTCCAACATCTTATGTTCAAAATCAACATCAATGACAGACTGTATCTCAAAAAGCCGTCCCTCGCACTCGATAAACATATCAGCGGTTATTCCGGAACGATATCTCATATAGATTCTATATGTGATCTCTTCATGGAGTTTTTGGAGTTCGTACCTCTCCGTGCCCCGCACCGGTGCCACGCTCGCCCACACAGTAGCGACAGTCGTCAGACCTTTACTCTTTTGGTTGAGCGCGTTCACTGTGTCGTCCTCGCGCTTGATCGTGACTCTTTTGTTGAGCCTGCCGATGTTCATTGTTCTCATACTGACCTCACAGATAATTGACGGAGTGCCGTCTGATTGTCTCCATAATGGATTGATTCATTGTTGTCTGCTTTGAATCAATGTGTCCGTTGCGATTGTCGAATTGCTCACTCACTAACAAAAAGAACGGATGTACCATGTCGTCAAGTTCGTCAATCTCTGTCTGCGTCAGTCCCGTCATTGACCGGATAGAGGCTTTCGCCGAATCCATGAACATATTGATCTCCGACAATTCGACTGTGCTCGGATCATCGATTCGCAGATAATCAGCGACATCTGCCGCCGTGATGTCTGATACTCTCATAACCTTGTCCTTTCTGAATCGCGGCAAGAGTGGGCGGCAGGTCTACGACCCATCCACCCATAGCACCGCGTATGCGTAAGAGCAACCAACTCTATCCGCCTACTTCTTTACTTTCGGCTTTGCCTCGGCTTTCGGCTCTTTGCCTCCGACCTTTTCGGCATAGCCCGCACCGATGAGGTCTTTTGCGATCTCGTCAGAAACCTCTCTTGTCTCACCGGTGTTCATAACAATCTCGCCCACAAAAGGAACGAGTGCCTTGATTGTCATCATAGGATCACCCCCGTCATGACTTGAGTACAAGTCCTGCGATCTTCTCGGAGTTCTGCACCTTTGCGTCGAGTTCTACGAATCCAACAACCTGCACTGCGTGCTTTGTTGCCATCGTCTCGCGCAATACCTCAACCTCGATATCCTCGGAAACCTTAACGGCAAGGCCAGTCATATCTCCGTAATATACGGCAACCTTTCCTGCGTTAGCGGCTTTAACCTCCGGCATAGTGTCGGTTGTGTAAACATCCTTGCCAAAAAGAGTGTAACCCCAACGAGAGTTAGCATCCTTGTTGAGCAGGTATGCTCCGGTGCCGCTCTCCTTTAACTGACGGATTGCAGTCCTTGTCTTGCGGTTCATGATCCAATATGCGTTCTCCTGGTACGCATCCGGTACCTGCTCCTGCACCTGGATAAGTTCGTCAGCCGTGATTGCGGTGTTTGCCGCGCTCTCGATGATCTGTCCTGCGGCAAGAGAGGAAAGTCCCTCGATTTTAGCCGGAACAGTAGTGCCGCCGCTTGTGGTTGCCGGTGTACCGATGATCAACTCTTTCTCGATGAACTTTGCAACTGCCTCGGCAACCTTGCCGATGACATAGTTCACGATGTCGAACTGACTGTTATTGATGAGACGCTTGCCGACATTCGTCAGTGCTTCTCCCAGGAAACCGGTCAGCGTGATAGCACCGAACGCGCCCTCGGTTGCGCTTGCAGGATCGAAATCGTCAGCATATCCGCACACGATCTGATGATTGTCAGAATCATAGTACGGGATTGTGAGAGTGCCCTTTACATTGTAACGCTCTGCGTCCTTGTAAATCGGGCAGATATCGAGAACTTTCTCGATAATCTTGTTTGCGATGGAAGAGGGAACAACCGCCCCGTTCTCGCCGACAGTCATGTTGCCGTCATCGGTGCGGGTCTCAATCTGTCCGTGTGAGCGCAGATAAGCCTCGAATGCGCGAGTCTCCATCTCCTCGGTGCTCTCCTGCGAACGGGTCTCTGCCTCGCCCTCGCCCTCCGGAACATCCTCGGTCATCTGTACGCTTTCAAGCGCACGCTTTGCCTCGATGGTTGCGTCCAGGCTTTTCAGTTCAGCCTCCAACTCCTCGAATCTCTTTGTTTCGTCCTCGTTCATGGAACGGGTCTCGGTGTCGGCAGTGTCAACGAGTTTGTTCATCTCGGCAACAACCGCGTCGCGTTTCTGCATTAACTCTTTAATGCTCATTTTGAATACCTCACTTTCTTTTGGTGATCCGTGCTCTGAAAGCACGATTTCTGAATTGATGGTTGTCAGCGGGGTCTCCCGCCTCCGTCTCTTCGACGGTTTTATCTGAAACCCCGCTTTCGGGATCAGATTCTTTTTCTTCTCTTGTCTCAACTCCGTCCTCGATTGACCGGAACTCAACCTCTTCATGTTCTCCGTTTTCAAGTTCGCGTGTTGAGATAGAGTTTGCCGGATATGCCGGCATTTTGGTGTCGTCCAAAATCGACACCTCACGCAAGTCAAGGTCAAGCACCTCTCTGTGTCTGACATTGTCGTCCGTCCACAAGTCGCGGTCATTCAATGCAAGGAAACCGAACGACCAACCGATCAGCCTTTTCTCCCTTGCTAACTGGATGACCTCCTCATCCTTGATTTTTGTCCGGCACCACAATCCGATGTTGTCCTCTTTCAGTGTTGCGGTCCCGTCGGCAGTCGTTGCAAGTTCTCTGTCCTCGTCGTGATTCAAAAGGACCCGAACATTCTCGCGCCTTTTGAGAGATTTTCCGAACGCGCCCTGCTTGATCCTCTCGATGAACGACTCGCGTCCGTCGTAGAGCACCTCTGAATCGCGCTCGACCACATTGACATAACCCTCAACTGTTACCGAGTTCTTCTTGATTCGTATCAGCATCCGTTTGCCCTCCGTCTTTTACCACTGTTTTCTCTTTTAGATTTGCAAAAACACCCATGTTCGGGGTGTAAATATCCCCGTTGTCGGGGTCTAAAAGCACATCCTGCAAGCCAAGTTTTACGAAATCGAGACCGAATGCAGGCAGATTTTCCTTGTTTCTGACCTCATCTAACTGCAAAAAACCGTTTTTCAAGCCGATTTCATAGGCTTTATAACGCGTTTCGATGTCTGCTTTCGTCAAAAGAGTGTCATCAAACGCGAAAAACATCTCGTTTTCTCCGTCAATAAACGGATTCAAGAGCACATCGTCGAGAGCCTTTGCGAATCTGACCAAAATCGGATATATACAACCCTCGTAGTACAGTCTTTTGTCCTCGTCGGTCGCTCCTCCGGAGATGATTGACGGGGGAACATTGAAAACCTTGCAGATGTCCTCGTTGTTGGTCTTTTTGTTCTCGTTCAACTGCAATTCTTGACTTGTAGCCGATGCCTCTTTGAATGTAAGTCCCTCGTTCAAAACGACGATGTTTTCAGCCGAGTTCGAGTACATTCTCGCGTATGCCTCTTTGATTTTCTGCATCTTGTCCTTTTCGATGCGTCCCTGCGTTTGTAAATATCCCTTTTTGACACCGCCGCGCCTTGAATAACCCTTTTCAAACTCCTGCGACGATGCCACAATCTCGAATAAGAGCGATGATTCTGCGATGATTGACTTGCCCGAATACCCGTTTTCGGTATTCCGTAAGAGTTTTACAAACTTGTAACCCTCGTAAGACTTGCCATCAACCGTGACTTTGTATTGTTTGAAAATCGGGTCTGTGTTCTCCTGGAACGAAACCTTGTTGCAAGGGACATAATACAGACCCTTGACAACCCCCTCGCCTTTTTGGATATAGGCATAACCGCCTTTTCCGAGGAGCATATCAACAACCATTGCCCGTTTCATCTGATATCCGGTCAATGTGTCACCCGTGTCTCCGTTCAGTCTCTCGACGCGCAGGTCGTCAATCTCGGTCACATCATCCCCATCTCTCTGATAGAGTTTGACATCGAGCGAAGCCACCGTGTCCGCGATCCGGTTGACACAAGCCGCCACCGCAGGGATTGACATCGCAGCCTTTCTTGTGACCGTTTCGTCTCCAAGCAGGGCCTCAAGCAATGCGTCCTCCGCCTCTGACCTTGTCTCAACCTCTTTTTTTCTGAATAATCCCATCAGAACACCTCACAGATAAAATCGTTTCCGTAAACCTCTTCTTGATAAACCAAAAAAGTCGCATTTATCAACGCGACCACCATATCAACCTTGCCGGTTGACTTTTTCTTATTCACATACC